CAGGATGCCCAGCCCCTCGGCAATCTCGGGTGGTGCGTCCTGCATCATCGCGGCAATGTTGGTCGCGAACCCTTCGTCCAGCCCGTCAACGTCCTCGGTCCGGCCCTGCGTCACCAGGCGCGATGTCAGGAACGCGCGGGTGTTGGTCGGTCCGGTCTCGCCCACGGTGATGCCGTCGCCTGGCGCGCCGGTCGGCGGGGTGCGGGTGCCTTGCAGGATGCCATCGACGACGCGAACCGCCTCGGCCTCCAGCACTGCGGACTGGAGCGAACTTTCCAGTTGATACTGATCCGGCCCCGTCAGGCTGTCATTGTGCTGCCTGCGGTATGCGTCAGCGGCCAGCGGATCGGCCTGCGCAAGACGCAGCGCGATGTTCTTGTGGACGCCGGACACGAACTCGGCCTCGCGGTTTGCCAGCGCGTCAGGGTCCCAGCCCTGCATCTCGGCCATCGACCGCAGTTCGGCCTGACCGGCAGCGATGTTGCGGGCGACGAGGTTGGGGTTCGCGTATCCGGCCAGCGCGTCCTCGGCGAAGGTGTCGATCCGCTGCGTCGAGGCGTCCTTGAACCATGCCTTGCGCTGGTTCGCGGTATGGACAATGGACTGGTCCAGCGTCGAGTTCACGCGGGCTGTCGATGCGCGATCGAACGCGGCCTGCGCGCCAGGGTTAAGGCCCTGCCCGAACTCGCGGCGCTTGTCTGCGACCTCGCGCTCGAACTGGTCGCGCGCCTGGACCGCATTGCGGCCCTCCAGTGTCAGAAACCCGCCCTCGCCATACTGACGCTCGCGCAGCCATCCGGCGAACTCGTTATCCGCCTGCTTGGCCAGCGCCACGTTTTCCATTTCCGCGACCGCAACCATCGCGTTCGCGACCTCGCCGACGCCCTGCCCGAGGGACTGCATCCCGCGACCGACGGCGGCACCCATGTCGTCGGCGCTCGCGCGGACGGAGATGCCCCGCTGGGACACGCCGCGTTGCTGCACCTGTCCTGGTTGATACTGCGGGACGATGGGCATCGGTTAATCCTTATGCTGTCAGGCGAATTTCTGCGACGCGCGGAACTTTCCTACGTCTGCCGCGCCGCCGAGAACGGTCCCGCCAGCGGCAAGGTATCCGCCGGTCTTTGCGGACTTTGCGTTCGAGCGGGACAGGCCAGCGTCGGCACGGGCGTTCCATGCCTGCATCCTGTAATCGTCTGCCTCGCGTCCGGCGTTCTGGCGGATCGTCATGGCGTCGAGTTCGCCCATGATTGCGGTGTCAACGATCGTGTCGAGGGGCGATCCGAACGTCAGATCGACACCGTTCGCGGCCATCGCGGCCCGCTGGCGACCCATAAGCTGGGCGGTCTGCGCACGTTTCTGCTGTTCTTCTCGCGCGCCGCGCGCCAGGGCGTCCTTGGCGCGGGCCTCGGCCATTGTCGCGTTCATGTCGGCGACCTGCGCGTTGTATTGGCCAGCCTGCGCCTGGGCATTGCCCTGCTGCACCTGACCTGCGGCTGACAAGACCGTCGATCCGATCGTCGCGACGGTTGCCATCATCATCAGGGTGGTCGGTTCGCACATTTCAGCGCCTCAATTCAAACAGCCGGAACATCTCGCCGTTGCGCCCGACCGGCATGGGGTCCAGCAACGTGAACCCAAGCCATTGCAGCCACCGCTTCGAGACTTCGTTCCGGTCATCGACAAAGTTTCTCAGCAAGTCATACCGTTCGAATAGTTGTTCAGACCAATCGCGGGACTGGCGCAGGAACATCCGATACTCGCGCTCGACAGCATCGGTGCCGAGAAGCCAGGGCGAACCGGTGCGTGTCAGGATGTTCAGATCGCTGACGCCGAACATCACCTCGGGCTGGCCATCCAGTATCGCGGTCCAGCAATTCGATGCCCGCTCGATCGAGAACGCCAGCGCGTCGTGCGGCGACAGCCCCGACATCGCGGCCACCTCGGCCACGTCGGCAGGCCGCATCCGGTCCGCGACCGTGGCGACGTGTTCCAGCGCGGCAGGCACGAACGTCAGCCGCGTCATCGACCAACCGATATGTCAGGCATGATTGCGAGGATCGTGCAGGGCAGCGGGTCGAACTGCTTGACCACGACGTTGCCGCCCTTGGTCCAGTCGGCCATCGGCGTGATCCGCAGATCGCCGGTGTATGCCTCGATCGGATCGCTCCACGCCTCGCCCGCGCGCTGCTTCCATTCGATCAACTTGCCGCCGTCGCGGGTGCCGTCCTTCGATCCGAGCCAGATGCCGCGCGTGTTCTCGACGCGGAACGTCACCTCGGCCACGGACTTGTTGCGCCCCTGCACCGTGCCAAGACCGTTGATCTGCCCGAGATCGAGGTCCAGCGTCGTCAGCGTCGCCTCGTATGGCAGGCCGACATGCACGACCTCGGCTGCGAACGGCAGGGTGATCGCGCCCGACGCCACGGTCAGGTTGCGCACCACGTTGCCGTCGGCCAGCGCCACGACCGACTTGCCCTCCAGGTGCGACAGCCCCGAGAACACGGTCGCGGCAGCGCCCGAATAGGTCAGGCCGCTGTCCACGAAGAACGCATCCTTGATGTCGGGAAAATACCGCGTGTGCAGGCGCTCGATGTATCGCTTAGTGACACCGCCGATCGTGCGCTTGACGATGAAATACGGCACGTCCTCCTGGCCCTCGCCGATCACGGTCACGTCCTCGAACGTCCCGTCGGTCTCGTGCTTGGTCCAGCCCCAGACGTCGTGTTCCTTCATGTAGGTCAGCGTCACCAGCGAGCCGTCGTCCAGCACGCACCAGACCATCGAATACGGAGCCTGCGCATAGGCCCACGCCTTGATCGTGCGCTCCTCGAACATGTGCCGCGCCATGATGGTCAGGTCCTTGCCGACGAAACCGTCCTCGGCGAACTCATACGAGAAGTCGCGCACCACGCCGCCGCGCTCCTGCGCGAACAGCACCGTGTTGCCCACGACGATCGGCTGGACCCTCGACGCGCCGCGGTAGCCCTGGTTCTTGACCACGATGGTGTCGGGCGCGAGGTATTCGTCCTGACCGCCGGTCACGTTCCATTCGCCGCCCGAGGTCAGGATCATCAGCCCGCGCGTCTGGAGCAGCGCCCTGATCTCGTTCACCTGGCGCGCGCGGATGCGGAACTCGAACCCGTCGCTGGCCTTGCGGGGCCGCGAGAAGCCGAAGTTCTCGTAGTTCGCGGACTGCGACAGCCAGCAGGCTTGAGGATTGTTCAGCGATGAAGCAAAAGCCAGACGTTGATCCACGAACGTCGAGCAACGGGGATAGTTGCCCGCCCCCACGAAGGGATTGTATCCGGTCTGCGGGCCATCTGCGAGGTCCGCCGTGATGTTTTCGTCCGTAAATGACGTTCCCGATGTCCCGCCGATAAAGCCATAGACCCCATTATCCTCCTTGTAGACGATGTAACGCGCCGCGCCCGACACGGCGCTCCATGAAATCGTGTTCTTGTTGCCTGCAATCGACAGGTCATTCGTGGTCGATCCAGAGCCGGACGGCAGGCTTTCCTCGCCGCTGGCATCGCTGATCGAGGCCACCTTGTATGTGTAGGTCGTCGATCCCGATCCGGTGGCCGCGCTCACCGACGGCGTGCCAGGCGCGGCGATCGACGGCGCGAATGTCGGGGTGGTCAGGGTCCAGTTGTCGTCGGCCAGACGGCCCAGCTTGCGCGGCGCGTGCATGACGTGCGTGATATACATCACGTCGGCCTCCTGCGTGACCACGATGTCGGCCACCTGCGCCGAGGTGTAGGGCGTTGTCACCTCATACGGCAGACCGCCCGACAGGATCAGCCCCCCGTCGCGGTAAACGCGCATGTAGAGATTGCCGAACTCCAGGATATAGGTCTGCTCGGTGCTGAACTGGAACGGGATCAGGCGGGTCTCGCTTGTCGAGGTCTTGACCTCGTTCACGAACGCCAGACCAGCGCGGTTTGACGCGCCGCCGTGGGGGTGAATGAACAGGTTTGTCGCGCCCTTCAGGCCGACGGCATACTTCGCCAGATCGACGCGCGCCCAGAGCGCGGGCGACAGTTCGCCACCGGTGAAGGATGGTTGATACGCGCGCAGTTCAGTCATGGCGGATGTTCCGATCGACGACATAGATCGGCTCGCGCGCCTCGTTCGCCTCGGCTGGATAGTCCGAGGTCTCGCGCACCTCGTTTGCGTCGGACACCGCCGCCTCGGCCTGCATCCGCTGCGCAAGCTGGAAGGCGTCGGCGCGGGTTTTCGGGTCGCGGGTCAGGGGCATGGACAGCCGCACGGCGAGGTGCCACGACAGCGCGTCCTGAAACAGCGGCGGGAACAGCGTCGGGTCCTCGATCCGCTGCGTGTATTCGAGATAGGCGGGGGACAGTCCGGCGTAGATCACGGACCCCTCGACCGCATAGCTGAAGCCACCGCCGACGACCTGGCCTGGATAATACGGCACATAGTCCAGCATCATCTCGCCCATCAGGCGGCGGATTTTGAGGCAGTCGGACGGGCGCTGATAGGCGTGCGCCCAGCGGTTCGCCTTGTCGTTCGTGACGGATGCCAGGGCCTGCGTCTTGCCAGCCCAGCGCCAGGGATAGGATTGCAGCAGGGTGTCGCGGGTGTGGGCATAGAACTGCTTGCACGCGCGGCCCTCGGCGCTCGCCTCGTTCAGGTCCGAGATGTTCTCTTTGCCGATGTTCGACAGTGCGAGGTTGCAGATGAAAACGACGGATGACATTGGAGACCTCGCCTGTCTGGTGTTGAGAGGGCGACCGAAGCCGCCCCGTCATTTCAGATTTCGTCGCCGGTGATGGGATCGCTGGCCCTGGCCGGATCGGCAGGCGGGATCACTTCGGTGTCGGCACCGCCCTTGGCGGGCGCGGGGCGGGAGGGTTTCTCGCCCTTGACCGGCTCCATCCACGTCTTGGACAGGTCGGCCTTGGCTGCGAGACCGAAGACTTCACCGATCTCGCGAACCTTGCCGCCGTAATAGCCCTTGGCTGTTGCGGTCACGAGCATGGTCAGAAGTCCACGCCGTTCGTCTGCTGCGCCAGCGCGATGCCTGCACTAACCTTACCGGTGGTCGGCGCGGTGCCGGTCACGGTGTAGTGAACGCGAACGAAGCGTTCGTCGGTGCCAGCAGGGACGAAGTGCAGGGTCGAGACCTTGCCAACAACCAGATCGGCGAGGGGGATGGTCTGCGACACGACGGTCTTTGGCGAGCCGAAGCCCTCGGCAGCGGCGGTCTGGATCGCCACAGTCAGGGATGTCAGCGTGTTGAATGCCTCTACCACTTGGATGTTGATCGGGATGCGGTTGCCCTTGCCGATGTCCTTGGACAGGGCAGAGGCCGCACCGTAGACTGTGCCGGTGGCGAGAGTGTCAACGATGTTCGTGGAGGCAGCAGTAGCCGTGATAGCCTGCGCGTCCGAGAACAGAAGGGTTTGGTCGAAAATCATAGCTGTGTTTCCTTCGATCAGGGGGTTGCCACGGCGCGGTTATCGCGCCGTGGTCAGGTCATCAGACCACGCGGGCCTCGGTGTTCAGGAGCGCGTCGGTTTCGCGGATCGGGATGCCGCGATATGTCAGGACCTCGCGGCCTTCCAATTCGCGCGGCACGAGCCGCAGCGCACCGTTCGCGCCGGAACCGGTCCCGACGGCCAGGCCGTCAAGTGCCTCCATCACGTCGCGGTTGCAGTAGATGGCGATCCGGCTGTTGACGCTATCCATGCGGCGCGATTGCAGCTTGTAGAA